AAGGTACGCACGGTCACGGACAGCAAGGATACCGAGGGCAATTCCGTCACGGAGGTGTACGCCGAGGCGGAGTTCTACGACCTTACCTTCTCCGTCCGAAAAGAGGAACGCACCTTTGAAGCGGAGTACGCGGAAACGGCGATGGCTTATGCTCTTGCCGGAACGGAGTGGTCTGTCGGCACGGTCAATGTTCGCACCAAGAGGACATGGACAAGCAGCGAAAAGAACGCTCTCTCCATCCTCCGAAACGTGGCAGACCTGCACGGCGGCGATCTTGTTTTCGACTGCCCGAACAGGCTGGTGCATCTGCTGACCGTCAACGGCAAGGACAGCGGTGCGCTCTTTGCCTACAGAAAGAACATGAAGTCCATCCAGAGGGTGGTCGATACCCGCAGCCTTGTGACCAGGCTCTATGCCGTGGGCGCGGACGGGCTGACCTTCGCCGACATCAACGGCGGCAAGCCCTATGTGGAGGACTTTACCTATACAAACGAGATACGCATCTCCACGCTGGACTGCTCGTCTTTTACGAATCCGTACCAGATGAAGGAGTACACGGAGATGCGGCTGGCGCAGTACGCCAAGCCCACCATTTCCTATGTGTTGAACGCTATGGACTTGTCCGTCCTTACGGGCTACGAGCATGAGGCGTGGGAACTTGGGGACTATGTGCGCGTGGAGGACAAGGAGCTGGGCATCTCGGTCACGACTCGCATCGTGCGCCGGGAATACAACCTGCAGGAGCCGTGGAACACGGTGCTGGAGCTTTCCACCACGCTGAAGAACCTCGGCAGTTCCGCAAGCCAATGGGACAACGCCGCCGACACGCTGGAAGGCACGAGCATGGTATCCAATGACGATATCCGTGAAATGGTGCCGTTCAACCTTCTGCGAAACTCCCGTGCTGACGATGGGCTTGCCTATTGGACGAGTTCCGGCTTTGTGGCTGATGGCGATAACGGTGCATCCGGGACGGCATCCTTCAAGGCAGAGGGCGTATCAGGCATGACCAAGAGCCTGTCGCAGACTGTGTATCCCGCCAACCGTGACAGTTATACGATCTCGGCGCAGATCGGCTCGGAGGACTTGGAGAAACTTTCAGACTCCTCACAGGTCGGAATCGAGGTCATCATCGAATACGAGGACGGTACGACAGAGAGCCGTTTCATTGACTTGTACTGATGGAGGTGGGCTATGGTTTATTTTTCAAAAACACAGGCGAAGGTATCGCCGGAGCATTATGGGGACAGGATCAAGTCCATCACCGTCCGTATCTGCGTCACGAACTGCACGGGAAAACTCTATGTGACGGACATACTCCTCCAGGCGGGAGCGGTCGCTACGGGATGGGTAGGACATCCCTGCGAGATCAAGTGGACGCTCGATGGGTAACGTCAGATTCATCCGCCTTGCGGAGGTCGTGAACAAAAAACAGGATAAGCGTGTCGTGAGCGTAACGGTGGTTCCTACCATCACCGATTGCTCCGGCACGATTTATTTTACCGACCTTCAGCTGCAGGAAGGTCCCGCTCTGACGGGCTATGCTCCGCATACGGAGATTTGCCTAAAGGAATCAGAGAATGCTCCTGTTTGGTTCAACGGCATCGTCCGCTCGGAAGAAACGGTGATTCTCTTAAACCTCGGTGGTACATCGGCAGGGCTTGATATCAACCTCTATCCAAAACAGTACATGGAGGGCGGCTCTGTCACGCTGGCACAGGGTGTCGGCGGTCAGAAAGCGACCTTCCCGAATGCTATGAACGCTGGGGACAATGTGGCTCTGCTGGCATCCAAGAGGGAATGCACGAGGAACGGAGCGAAGGAAACGAAAGAGGGTTTTTATCAGTACAGTGCGGCGTGGGATTCCAAACACATCGTGTCCCTTCCGCAAGGAAAATCCGCACAGCTTTTATATTCGATGCAGGAAATGGATGATGGAGGTGGTCTGCTCTGATGGACACATTAAAGGGAAAGAAAATCATGGTGTGGACTTTCATGGGCAACACCAGAATGTATAACGCTCTCCGCGACTACGGTGACCGCATCAGCCAGATCGGGCTGTTTTCTTTCAAAGTCAGGGCTACCGGTGAAATTTACGAAAGCGGCGTGGCGATTTCCAATATGATTCCCTACATCAACTGCTATCCGCATATCAAGTGGCTGCTGACCGTGGCGAATGACGGAACGAACAGCATCTTCCGCGCTTTGCGTGACAATACGAACGGTGCGCAGGATATGTTCCTTTCGGAGATTGTCCGCATCATGCAGAAATACCCGTGGTGTGACGGCATCGACATCGACCTGGAAAAAGGAGATGGCTATTCCACACACGAGGCATCCACGGCAATGTTCCGCAATATCTACAACACGGTCAAGGCATACGACTCATCCAAGCTGATGAATATCTGCCTGCCGGGTATGACAAGCGTCAACGGCTCAGTCGGCGGTGAGAACTGGTGCGTGTATGCCGACCTCAACAATTACTGCGATACCGCATCCATCATGAGCTACGGTATGGCGTGGGCAGGCTCCGCGCCGGGGCCTGTGTCCCCACGCTCCTGGCTTGAGGGAATCTACGACTATGCATCCCAGGTCATGGATACGGACAAGGTGTTCCTCGGTATGCCCGCCTACGGTTGGAACTGGCAGATATACGACCTGCCTTCCAATATCGGCAAGACCTATCGAGGCACCTCGCAGACCTACTACGCCGCACAGAACTGGCTGAAGGGCGTGTATAACTTTACGGACGATCAGCCGCCGCAGCCGTTTATCCCGTTCGTGGGATATTGGGACGATAACAACAAAGTGCCGTGGGCGCTCCCTCATGTGTACGACTACATGGAAGGACGGGACGCGGACAGCTATTCCTATCCGCAGATGAGCGGGACATATAACGGCAGGCATTATCTGACCGCATACGGCAAGCAGCAGAAAACCGAGTTTGAAAATATCATCATCGACCATGACGGCGGCAACTACACCGGCGCATCCGGCATTGTGTCCATTGAGAACGGCATTGCTACGCTCGGAGATGAAGGCTCGGTCACATACAGTTTTAACATAAGCACGGCGGGGACTTATGATGTAGCGGTGCGGCTCTGTTATCCCTTCTGGGACAAGAACGGCATCTATGTGTCGCTGGACGGAGCGACCACGTACTATTCGGAAAACCGCCTGTGGTGGCCGTACTGGAGAAGCACCTTCTGGACTTCGCTTGCAAGCGGCGTGAGTCTTTCGGCAGGAACGCATACGCTGAAGATTTCTGTCGATGTGAAGGGCGTTCAGTTTTACGGTTTCCGCGTCTGTTCGTCTTTTTCAGAAGCGCCGTCAGCGGGAGAAGCGACCTATTCCTTCTCACCGAGACAGTTCAAGGATGTGGAAGGCAACATGGTCGGTCCCGACCGTGGTTTCCGTCTCACGCTTGAAATGCTCCGCAGAAAGCCCGACTCGGCTCTCGTGTGGTACGAGGACTTCCGGGACTACGGCGTACTGGAGACGAACTACTGGAAAATCCTGTCCGGCTCCTTCGAGGTGTGGCGGTCGGAGGAATACTCCACGGAGCGCGTATACTCCCAGCTTGACGGCAAGGGTCAGCTTGCGTGGCAGTATGACGGCTTCTCGGACATCCACCTCCGTGCAAGGCTGGCGTTCCCGGCAAACGGCAGCGGACGGGCGGGCGTGTTCTGCGGTAACCTGTTCTGCTGTCTCAATTACGACAGTCAGGCGGTGGAACTATACAACGGCTCCACGCTCCTCGGCAGCTACAACCAAGAGATACTGCGGACGCCGAACGCCGACCTTCGTGACGATCCGAATATGTACACGGTAGAAATGCGTATCCGTGGGAACAGGGTGCGCGTCTATTCCGGCTCTTCCTATACGCTGCGGTTCACGGCAACGGTCAGCGGCTTCTCCGGCGGCTACGCGGGGTACCGCTCCGACAACCGGACGGTCTGCGAACTGATGCGCCTGGGGGACGCCTGGACATACGAGCCGTATGAGCGGTTCGATGTGGTCATGCCGGACGGGACGCAGAAATCCTACGGGCGTATCAGCAGGAGCAACTGCACATGGGACAGCGAGTTCCAGGTGTTCACGCTGACGGCTGACGTGGAGGAATCATCCACGAGGAGCGAGGACATTTCGATGGACTACGACTTCTTCCATTCGGACGATATGCTCTCGCTTTCCTGCGGCAACGACTACCAGGCATCGGTCATACCCGTGGACATCAACATCTGGATATCGCGGCTGTTCCTCGGCGATGCGGACGGATTCTCCATCCTCTATTACCAGGACGTGGACTCCCTCGTCTATTGGGCGAACGAGGCGGCTTATCGGTGGAAGCTCCGGGGGATGTGTATGTGGTCCCTTGGTCAGGAGGATTTGCGGCTGTGGGAGTGGCTGCCGAAACAGGTATGACAATATAACACAATACGACACACTATCTTTCGGAAAACGGCGATTGCTTACGGGCAGTCGCTTTTTTCATACCAAAAACGCAAAGGAGGACAAATCTTATGAAAGAGTTCTGGAACACGATTCAGGTGATCTTCGCGGCAATCGGAGGATGGCTCGGCTACTTCCTCGGCGGCTGTGACGGTCTGCTCATCGCTCTCGTGGCTTTCGTGGCGATCGACTACATCACGGGCATCATGTGCGCCGTTGCAGACAAGAAGCTCTCAAGCGAGGTGGGCTTCAAGGGCATCTGCCGCAAGGTGCTTATTTTCCTGCTCGTGGGGATCGCCAACATCCTCGATGTGCAGGTCATCGGCACGGGCAGCGTCCTGCGCACGGCGGTCATTTTCTTTTACATCTCCAATGAGGGCGTGAGCCTTACGGAGAACGCCGCGCACCTGGGTCTGCCCATCCCCGAAAAGCTGAAGGCGGTGCTGGAGCAGCTCCACGACCGCGAAACCGATGGAAAGGACGGTGACGAGTAATGGCTTACACGAACAGCCCTATGGTGGCTTATACAAGACTCAGCCCGAATCATTCCGGGCAGCGGACGCATTCCATTGACCGCATCACTCCCCACTGTGTCGTGGGTCAGTGTACGGCGGAGGGACTTGGCGAGTGGTTTGAAAAAACCTCCACGAAAGCGTCCAGCAATTACGGTATTGATAAGGACGGCCGCATCGGGATGTATGTTGAGGAGAAGAACCGCTCCTGGTGTTCTTCCTCAAGCGCGAATGACCAAAGAGCGATCACCATCGAGTGCGCGTCCGACACCACGGAGCCGTATGCGTTCCGCGACATCGTTTATCAGACGCTTATCAAGCTGTGCGTGGACATCTGCCAGCGTAATGGCAAGAACAAGCTGCTGTGGTTCGGCGATAAGGACAAGACGCTTAACTATGAGCCGAAATCCGGCGAGATGATCCTGACCGTCCATCGGTGGTTCGCAAACAAAAGCTGTCCCGGCAACTGGATGTTTGCCAGGATGGGCGATCTTGCCGAGAAGGTCACGGCGGCTCTCGGTAGTGGTACCGATGGTTCCGATGGTCCCACAACTACACAGGGAACACAGGCTTCTGCCTTTTCCGGGCTTTCCGAGGCTGATGTTGTAAAGAGTGTGGGGACATTGTTTACCGCCGATCAGAAGAAAACGGGCATCCTTGCATCGGTTTCGATGGCGCAGTTCATCCTCGAATCCGGCTACGGCAAATCCGAACTGGCGCAGAACGCAAATAACTTGTTCGGCATGAAATGCTCCCTCTCCGGCAACACCTGGAGCGGTTCGACCTGGGACGGAAAGAGCAAGTACACCAAGCAGACGAAGGAGCAGCATACGGACGGCAGCTACGAGACGATCACGGCGGACTTCCGAAGGTATCCGTGCGTGGAGGATTCCATCGCAGACCATTCCGCTTATCTGCTCGGCGCGAAGAACGGCAGCAAGCTACGCTATGAGGGACTGAAGGGCTGCACGGACTACAAGAAAGCCGTGCAGATCATCAAGGACGGCGGCTATGCCACGAGCCTTACCTATGTGGAGAACCTCTGCTCCATCATCGAGCGGTGGAACCTCACGCAGTACGATGTGAAGGAATCCGAAACGCCAATCGCGTGGTACCGCGTCCGTAAGACATGGGCGGATTCCAAGTCGCAGAAAGGCGCGTTCAAGATTCTGGAAAACGCCAAGAAGTGCGCGGACGCCAATCCGGGATATAGTGTTTTCGATGTGGACGGTGTAAACATCTACACACCGAAAACAACTGCTCCGGCGGCATCGGCTGATGTTCCCTTCCTTGCGAAGGTCAGCATCTCCGACCTTAACATCCGCAAAGGACCGGGGACGGATTACGACAGGACACAGTTCATTCCCGTCGGCATCTACACCATCGTGGAGGTGAAGTCCGGCAAAGGCTCGACCGCAGGCTGGGGACGGCTGAAAAGCGGCGTGGGATGGATTTCGCTCGACTTTTGTACCCGCGTTAATGGGTAACGCTTGACACGTCTGACACGTAAATCCTATCTCTTTTTATATTACATTGAAAATCTGCTCGGTAGCAAAGTATTGATCCTCCGTATAAAGCTGCTCCAGTTGCTTTGCTGACAAATCGGAAAAGGATACTTCCCGGCTACGCTGTCGTTT